GTTGTCTCCCTTGAGGAGACAAGCTCTATAGCCCCACCTTAGAAATAAGGATTATCTATAGAGTCCATATAATAGATTTATCAAATCTATTATAGGCACATCTCTCTTTTGTTAGAAGAGTCGACTCTTATACAGTTGAAGCTCTCTCAAATCATTTGAGGGTAAGCTTCAAGCTGGTCTAAGTTACTTTTTAGTACTTTGACAAGTTTGCACGAAGCTTGTGGTAGAAGATCCTGATTTCTAACATAGAAAACTTGATCTGAGAGAGGAATAGCCAGGGTTTTTAATCCTAGCTTCCATTCTCCACCATAAATGGTGTCTATATCATAAACTTCTCTGCTAATCTTAAGGTACTTTTCCTCTACTTGGCCATAAACTCCAAGTATTGGGATTGCACCTATAAGAGTAGAATGTGCTTCCTTAATATCGAGACTCGTGATGTACATGACTAAGCTCTCAGCCAAAAGGCCAAGAGGTTTATCATTATCATGAGGCTCTACTGATTGTGTAAAAAGTATCATCACACATGATTTAAGTAATCCAAAGTAGGGATCTCTCCCTTCTTTGTTAATTGCTTTATCAAAGTATGATTTTAACTTTGGTTTAAGTTTCACCAACACAGGTTCTAAACCCTGAGTTGCCGTTACTTTACCCCACACAACCATCATAACCTGATGGGCTATGTAGACTATCTCTTCAGTCACAGCTCTGTAACGAGCTGGACGGTTAAGATGTCCATATAGTTCAGATATTAAGGAGGGGATTTCCATTTGCATAGTCCACCCTTTTTGAAGTTCTGTACATAAGAAAGAAATAAGCTGATACAGCGAATTTCTAACTTGGTATAGTCCTCCGATAGGTAATGGTGTGATTTCCTTACCATCCCATATAAATCGCATTGCGAATTCATATGAAAATGGAGAAGTATAAGTCTTCGTCGAAGAAAACTTTACTCCTAAAAGGTTCATAACATTCATGTAAAGTTTTGCGACTTTATCGTCGTTAATGACAATATCGTCACCTAACAATACATATGGACATTTCTTCCAATTAATTCCTAGAGTCCTACAGCAATAATACACAATATAATGGTGTGTTAGAGCAAAGGAATTCCAGGATGAATAGGCACCCATAGGGTTACCAACAGAATAGGTAATATAACCTTTTTCTTTGGTCCAATATGGATAACCTACCATGATATTACGCCAGTGTTTTGCGTAATTATCAGTTAATCGGGCTGCAATGAGTTTCTCAATAACTTCTATTGGAAAACGATCTGTTGCTGCAGTTAAATCTACAGACCAGAACATTTGTCCTTTATTAGGTTTGAGTTTCTCTATGAAGCTCCCTTGGTTGAATGTACAATCTTGAGGAATTTTCTTAATTGCTCTAAATAGATATTGGTGCAAAGGGTATAATACCGTTTGAGACCAATAATCTAAAATTGCGACCATTCTAGTCTTTCCTTCTGGTGCCGGAATAGCAGAAATCTTTCGAATTCTGTTTATTCTATCATCATATTGAAAGAATCTAGCAATGGAATTAAGATTGTTCTTTAAGACTTCCATTAGATGGGATAGTTTGAATCCACCTAAGAATCGTATAGATTCGTAGAGTGATTCTGGAAGATTAATAAAATCTTTCACACTCATCCAAAGAGCATGACCGTTAGGTCCTGTTTTAGTAGATAAGTGAAACTTTCTCCATCTAACACTGTCACTGATAGCAGGTGTGCGAGGATAACCTATTTCAACCCAAAAGTCATTCATATATGTATACAACTCTGTGAACACCGATCTTTCGAAAGGATCACAGATTGTTTCATATTTAGATGAAATGGGCATATTAAGATTCCTCGAAGCATAAAGAACTGACAACGCCAGCCGGATAACCGGGGAGCGCTGTTCAGACTTTACATTCGATAGAAATCTTAATGATTTAGGTAAATCCCTACATGCCTTCTTCCATGATAGTAATGTTGAACTTAAGGATACCTTTGTTGATAAAACAAAGATAGCTCCACGTGATTCTTTGCAGAATCGTATGGCCTCTTTGGTCCCACGAGTACGCAGGATTACTAGGTAAGTTTCAAGAAGTCGAAACAAAACAGAAGAGTATGTATGGTATCTAGTGATAGATACTAGCCAACTCACTATAGATCTCAATGAGTTAGCATAGTTTTTACTATGTTTAATCATAAGCCTATAGATTGTTAGGTAACCTAAGAATTATCTAATAAGTATAGTTTCCATACCTATCATTCTTAAGGGGGTGACCGCTAACAGCGATGCGAACTCGGGAAACCGAGTCTTGTCTCCAATCGGAGACAAC